CCTTCACCTAAGATACGTAATGGATAAAGTTCGTTCTTTTCCCCGACAATTACATTGCCATCCAGCTTGTTACCCTAAAGGCTCTTTATCCTTTAGTTCTATAGATTTTTCATTTCTATAGCTCGGAGTACATTTTGATCCTCTGTTAAACAGACAGTAGGACCTGGACACTCGTGGAAATATTATATTCTACGAAAACCACTTGCTAATTGAGATAAATAACTTTTTGAAATGTTCCATTTTATTAAAATGGTCTTTCTTTCTATTCCACTGAGTAATTCAGAAATTATTAAGTTCCGGTGTTCAGAAGAAAGTTTATAACTTCTAACTTGTCTTAATGGAATGTTATTTATTAATAGCACATGTTTAATGGTTTGTTTTGCTACACCATATTCTCTACCTAATTCTCTTAAAGAAAATCCTATGTTATATAAGTCAATAATATCTTTTTGTACTGATTCTGTAAAGTATACTCTAGGTCTTCCGCAGTCGCCGCCTATTGTACAGTTATATCCGTTTTCGTAAGAATTATATTGTCTAATATAAAATTGTTCTCTTTCATTAAGCAGTGAACTTTCACACTCTTCTAAAACATTTACAGAAAAATTATCTTTTCCATAAACTTTAACAGCACGTTTAATAGCCATACACATTTCTGGTTCTGAGGATGCAGTAAGACAAAAATGTCTTTGTATTCTCTGTGCCAGCGGTTGTATAGTTTGACCTATATAAACCTTACCGTTTGTTTTGTTAGTGATGATGTACACAATACCTTTCATAGTTTCAATTTCTACTCTCTACAATATTTATAATTTTTTACTTTATAAATTATCTCGGTATTAGCCTCTTGGGATTTTTGTGAAGGCCTTCACCGATTTTGCCCACTTTTCAATGCACATTACTGTGCAAAGTGCCAATTTCAGTAACTTACGCTACCTTGGTTCTAGCAAACCAGTCTTCGGGAAATACTACATAGAAAGGCTCTTTACCAACTCCATAATTACCGCTTTCAAGTGGTTGTCCTGTGACACCATCTCTAGCTTCGATAATAGGGATATTACGTCTAGATGACCCAATAACTTCCCATGTATATTCTTCTTCAGAGTCGAAATATTTTACAGGGAATTTAGTTAGATAAGACTCTAATGTCTTACCACGATTGACAGCTAAAAGCTGAACCATTAAATCAGATGCTTTTTGTGGTTGAGTTTGAAATAACGACCCCAAGTGATTGTCGGTTGTTAATCCTTGCCAATGTGAAAAAGACATTGATTGAAATTTACCTAATTTTGCCATAGATTAAATTAATTAAAAAAAATAAATTATTAAATGTCTAAGGTTACACCAGCATAGCTTTCTGTATCATCTAAAATGTCAACAGAGCTTACAAAATTTAATTCCCCAGATTTGACTCTGGTGTTTTTTAGTGTGTGCTCTAAGTCCCTTAAACTCGTGTTTGTTTCTTTCTTTACTTGAGGTTTAATAATTTTAGTAAAATCTTTAAATCCATCAGTTAAAGTAAACAAGACTCCCAACTTATATAAGAAATCTTGTGGATTTTGTGTCTGATAATCTTGTAAAGGAGTTCTTTTTTTCCCATCTTTCCCCACAACATCGGCAACAGACAAGTTTTTTAATACTAAAGATTTGGTTACTGCATCTACATTTACTCCTTTAAAAGGTTCATCTGTTTTTTCAATTAAAGCTTTTAAAGCTTCCCCTTCCTCTTTAATACGATTTTTTTCTGCAAGTATTTCCTCATTCTTTGCTTTAATAATTTCATTATACTTTGCTGAATAAAATTCTTTATTGGTTAACAACGCTTCTGCAGCATCTTCAATGTCTGTTCCAGCAGCAATAGTTTTTTCAACTTCTTTCACTGCTTTATTATGCGAGAATCCACGGTTCACGTAATCTTGATAGATTAATTGTTTACGGAGTGTTTCTGCTTCTGGTGTTTCGTCTTCCAACATTTCTGCTGAAATATCTTCTAAATATTTTAATGTTTTTTCAAACTTCTCAATATCAGATGGTTCAACCCCTGCATCTAAAGCTGCCTTGATTCGTTGTTGTTCTGTACTTAGTCTTGCATCTAATTCTTTATTAAAAGCAGTTACAAAATCTTCTACAGTTTTAATGTTTTCTAAATTTTCAGGCTCAATAGAGGAGAGGATTCCTTCCGCCTTCAAAGCTGAGGCTATGGAAGAATACAAACCCTTGGCGATTTTAGGGTCCTCACCTTCATCAGGGGAGAAATCCTCATGCTCTTGAGTATCTTGTTCTTCCTCGTCTACGCTCTCTGGAGTTAAAAATGGATCATCAATATCCTCCTCGACGGGATTATTATTCAGTGTTTTAGGATCTTTGGTGGGATCCTGTACTAAATTTACATTTTCTAAAAATGTATCATCTAGTTCAATGTTTTCAAAACTTATTCCTTCCATAGTTTTTTAAAAGTTTAATCGCAAAATTACAATAATTTCATGTAAAAATAGCTTGTGTAAATAATTTTATATAGTATATATATAAATAAAAATTTATATATTTTTAAATTCAATTGTTAGTGGTGTATGATGTTTGGCTATAAGTTTAATAGTTTGCAGCACTTCTTCAAAAATTAATTTCGACCTATAAAAACCTTTTTTGACATCAAATAATCCTAAAGCAAAGTTATGATGTAGTGGTAATAATTTGTTAACATATTGTAGTACAACACGTTTATCTAAACAATTAAAACCTAACATACGTCTCCCAAACACCATATCATATTCCCAGAAAAGTTCATAACTACCAATTGGACATTCTGGAATCGAATGTTCCTGAGCCATAATACATAATTCTGCTCCTAAATACTGTAAAGAATAAATTCTATATTGTTCTGTACTTGTTTTATAAATTACTTCCAATCCCATATTATTTTGAAGTGGCTGTTGATTTTTTAATAGTAATTTCTTTTTCACGAACTTCAAGTTCTTTTTCTGCAAGATCTTTATCTTGTTTTAAAGAAGCTTTGTCTAATGCTAATTGAGCATCAAATTCACGCATTTTTTCTAAAAGTTCGGCCTTATCTTTAGCAGAATATTCCTCTACCTCAGAATCCATAATAGATAAAGCTAATTTAGAATCAATCTCCATTTGTGTAAGTTTAATAGCTGTGTCGTTTTGCATTTGAGCAAGTTCACGTTTAACATTAGCATCAAATTCTAACTTTTGCATCTCAGCTTGTAATTTAGATTGTTCAAGTTCTTGAGCTTGTTGTGCTTGTTGTTGCATCATTTTACGTCTATCAGCTTCTGCTTTTTCAATCATACGTTGTGTTTCAGACATAGAAACAGTAGTATAAATTTTCATAATTGTTGAGAAATCAAGTAGTTGATTTTGTAAAGCTGCCTGAGCTAACATATCCATTTTTCCTACTAATTCTTGTGTTTGTGGAGAATTATCAACAATTAAACCATAATCATTTTCAGCAAATTCATCCCCACCAAAATCCATTACTGCTAAAGAATAATCCGATAAAATATGTTGAAATTTTATTTGTTTACCTTTTAAAGCAGCTTTAGCTGTTTCAAGAAAGCATTCCAATCCAGCTTTTTTAGCTTCATTATGTCTATTAAATATAGGCTCAGTAATATGAGATGATTGTAATGTAGCTCGTTCTACACCACCAACTGTTTCTCTATTAGATATTTGTCCCTCACGTTGTTTAGAAATCCCAACAATTTCAGACATTTCCATTTTAATAAACTCAAGTAAATTAACATTTTGTTGAATGTAATTCCCAGTGTCATTTCCAATTATACCACGAGAATTGTTAGCCATAGCTCCAGCAAGTTTGCCAGTAGCAGCTCCAATATTCCCCTCTTTAAAAGAATCTTTCACAGCTAAATGCATGGTTTTAGCATAGTACATCCATTTCTCAATTGTCCATCCAGACGGAATGGAAGCTAAATCCATTTCCATTAACATGCCCCAATTAGCTTCCAAAGCTTTATTTAAACGATCATGAGTTATATCATACAAATAGTTTAGAGGTTTCATAGCATCCACTAAAGAAAACGGTTTTCCTTCATTCATACTATAGATTCTCCCAACAATTCCAAAATGACATCTGGATGGATTTGATAATCTATTATATTGTACTTGGCATGGGTGCATATTTAAATATAATTTCCCAACTTTTGTTCCGGTCCATGCTTCATTAATCCAAAAAATCTCTTCTTCTTCACCTATTGCTGTATTTAATTCGTATGTTTCTGGGTAAAAATTAATTATAATTTCTCCAGTTTGTGGATCATATGATTTAACTTTTTTAATTTTACGACGACTTTTCCAATAAACACGTAAAACCTTCACATTTCCATCAGAATCAAAGTCACCACTAGGATCCTCATATCCAGTAAAATATGCAAAATTATCAATAACCAGTGCATTAGTATCTAAATCATCTCTATGAATAAATGCTCCACGTTCGTCTACATTATCCATTTCCTCAGCATCTGATCTATTTGGCATTTCTTCCAAATATTTAATATCTGAAGGTTTTAATGAATCATAAAAATAATCAATAATTTTTCCCACTGACCAATAATCCTCAAGTACAATTATATCAGCATCCTCGACTTTATTAGAATAGCCAGATTGATACATACGAATTTTTAATGGATTTATACGTGTAAATGTAGGTTCCCCACTAATAATTTCAGATTGATAAATTTCTTCTCCAACTGCTAAAGCATCTAAGAAACCTTCATTAAATGTATTTTGAATTCCTAATTCTTTAATATAATGTTTTAACAAGGCATTGGCTCTAATTTCTCTAAGATCTTGCCAAGAATACTTAAATTCGTCTTCTAAAGCTTGAAGACGAGCTTTTAATTCTTCCTCAGATTTTGCTTCTGCTTCCACAGCTTTTTTTAAAGAATCATAAAAAGCAGCAGATTTTGCTTCTTCAATCGAAGATATTGCTTGAGGATTTGTACATATTACTCTAAAATCAAAACGTCTTGACATTTCTTCCCCAATTAAAATATTGATTTTTGAATTTAAGATTGGGTAGTGTTGAATTGTTTCTGGAATATATGAAGCTTCAATATGAGATGGGTTAAGTATAGTTAAACAATCTTGCATGTTTAACTTTCCATTTAACAAATCATAGTTAATTTTTTTGTGTTGTATAGATTTTCTAACTTTGGTACTAGATAAAGACCCATTAACTTCGGCCCAATCTAAGTGTTTTTTCCTCCAAGTTACATTCTTTGATTTGAATGATAACTGTTGTGAAGGTAAGCTTTTAGTGTATTTCATGTTTTTACTAATTATTATTAATTTTAGAATTTGCAAAAATACTATAAATATTTTCCATATAGACTATTATAAATTATTTTTATATGATCGTATATAATATATTTTACATATCTATACTAGTATTTTTTGTTGTTCTTGTTTTGTAGTTTTTTGTAAAAAACTCATCGTTTCCTAGATAATTCTTATCTTCCTTTCTATTAGCTGTTTCTGCAGAATCTGTTCCACATAATCTCAACCTATCTTCACGTAATAACATAAGCATTAACAATGCATCATGTCTGTCAAAGTTTCCATCTAAATTATGTAAGCATAATTCTCGAATAAGAGCTTTTTGTCTAAGATCTTGTAGATTAGGATAAATAATTTCTACTTCTTGTCCATCTACATTTTCTATCCGAGTCACTGGTTTAAGTAACCAGTTACGTATTAACATTCTCCCATACTTTTTCACAGGCTCTGTAGCTACAGTTCCTTTTGTTTTATTAGTGAGATTTTCTCCTTTAATAAAATCTTTATCTTTTAAGAAATCCAAGGTATCTGTTAAAAGAAATAAACTGTTATATTTTGAAAAATGTGCAAATAAACCTTTCTTATTATTCTCATAGTTGGCTCTTGCATTATAGAAGATAATCGCTCTACGGCATATTTCATAAAAATCAGCTGCAAATAGTGGTCTGCCAGTAAATTCAAAAACTATCTTATCTGTCCATAAATCTAATATAAAAATCGAACCTAGAGAGAGTGTTGTAGAAGAGTCATCATCATAAGGGTCAATTCCAGCAATATACCTATAATTATAAGGTTTCTTCGTATTGTTATCAATCTCTGGAAATTTATGAATCTCACAACATCCAGTTAGTTTATTGTCTTGATGTGGAAATGTTCTGATTGGTTTGTTATCATATTCTGGTTTAGCTATCACTTCCCCATCTTTATTGATTTCTAATGTACATGGGAAAATACTATCTAATAATGAAGGGGTTACATTTAACATGTTTTCCACATCTGTTAAATCTGCTACCGGATAGATACTTCCATCACGTTTCATAATAGCTTCTTGTAATGTACAAGGATTTTCCGCTTTAGTTTTAGTTAAAGCATTAGGGTCACTTGTATTATACTTGACAATAAATCTATTCTTTAAAATATCAATTAAGGCAGCCACAACGTCTGATACTCCGTCTTGATTATAAAAGCCTTCTCTATTTAAATAGGCTCCAAAGAAAAAGATTGAATCTTGTTTCCCTTGCGAGTTTTTATCATAAACATTTGGTAATGAGTATATTCTATATCCTCGAGGAGAGTACATCATATCCATCGCACCAGCAAAGTCTGCACCTTCACTTCCACCTGTTCCACAATAAATTAACTGCCCAAATACTACACTACCGTCTTCTACAGATGGCAATAATACTCGATGTATTTCTCCAATACTTGGGAAATTACCAAACTCTTCTATAAATATTTTTGAAGCTCTTTTACCACGCAGTTTATCTGTATCATCTTTTGAAGATACTCCAATAACTTCATTTAACAACCCTCTACTAGTTCCGGTATTCATATCAATATAACCTAATCTCCAATGCATTTCTTGCATAGATTGTTTAAGTCTTTTAGATGGGAATTCAGTATTCTCTGCACAAAAATCTATCATACTAATAAATTTATTCAGTGTGCCATCTTTTGTTAAGAATTCTTTTTGATATGCAGTAATAACAGATCTAATTTCTCTATTAGAATCCGCATCTTCTCCATGTAAAAAATACTTAGCTAAAGTAGAAGCCATTGAATATGATTTTGAACTACCACGCTTTGCAATTTCTGCACAATGTTCTCCACCTTCCCAATTATTATATAATCCACCATTTCTAGCTTGTTCCCAATAATGGAATCTTAAATAAATTCCTTCCCAGGTTTTTGGTAAATCCACAATACGTGTAGCTTTTTTTTGTCCCTTTTTGTACTTTGATTGAATGATTGGAGAGTAATTCATATAGTAATATAAATCTCCAGGAACCCATTCTCCATCACTAGGGCGAACATATCCCTCCCAAATACGTCTAACTTCTTCTTTAATCCACTTAGCAAACTCACTATTTGGGTTATTGTTTGGCCGTAGATGAGTATATACTCCGTATTTTTGAAAATATAAAGCTGAAGGTCTAAAGTAATCCATATCCTCTAAGATATGTGGATTTACTAGGTCTACAATAATTCTTCCCTTTTCATCACGTTCTAAGTCTTTAGCTCGTTTACGATTTGGGGATATAAGTCTTTTAATAAACTCCACATTATTGATCAAATCTAGAAACTCTTCACGAATTTCTTTGTGAAGAGAATCTAGTAATTCATCTGTAATCGGAGTTTGATAAGCGTTTGTTTCGATCATAATTAAAATGTAACACCGTTTTCAAGTAATTTCTGAGCATTTCCACCACGAATCTTTTCATTTTCAGTAAGTTCTTTAGCTACAGATTTTTCTGCTTTTAATAAAGCTTCTGATAATTCTGGAATCATCTTAATAGTTGAGGTAATTTGTGGGAGTGTATAAATAGGTTTTCCTCTATCGTCTGTTTTATATAAATCTATCTCCAATAGTTGTTGCCGCAGACTATTAACTAAAGTTCTAGTATCTGCTAATAACATACTGGAAGCTGTATTACACATACTCTTATAGACTTCCATTGCATGTGACACTTGTTCATCAGGTTCCCAACCATCTGGAAGTCCTTCTTGCTGTCTGATTGTTTCTAATCTAGCTTCGTCTTCCACCAGAAACATATAATCACTTCTGGGATCACACATAAAATATATAATGCCCAGTTCTAGTTTGGCTTGATTCTTTTCTTTTGAAGAATCTCGCTCCCATAAATCACGAAAGGCTTTAATTAATAAAGCCTCTTCTGTGATTGTTAATTGAAAGTTTTCAAACTTAAACAGTTTCATATTCTGTAACTATAAAATCTATATCTGATTCTTGAAGTAAAAGAAATTGTTTTCCATCAATAAGCACAACAGGAAAGTTGTAACCAATAACTTGATTATTATATTCTTCCATATCGGCTTTCATGCTTTCTTTAGCATATTTACGATTTTCATAGCGTTTGGGATTAACGCAGACAACCATGCCTGGGGATAGGCTCCTCACCATACTGCCTACTTCTACCACTGTCTGGTATTCTTTCAAAGATTCTTTTGTCTTTGTGGCATCTATGATGCTGGTTCCAGGCATGTATACAGCGTCTGCATATTTATCCATTGTTGTTAGAACTCCTGTGAACATCGGAGTTATCTTTTTCACGTTTATTTCTGACATTATTATTTATTTTTATTAGTTGATTATAGTCTACATATAATGTCCCAAGTTTTGGGAGTGTAAATGATGTTTTATATTTGCGAAATTCCTCTTCAGAATTTATTTCTAGAAAAGGAATTTCTTTAATTTTTGTTTTAATAAACTGATAAATTGATTCATTAATCTCTTTAACTAGTTTTGATTCTACATTTAATTGTTGTGCAACTTCTTGATAATTTTTATTATGTTTCGCCGCCGTGATCATTTTTAATTCGAATATGAAAGGTTAACTTATAATCAAGAGTATCATCTTTAATGTTTGGGATAAACTTAGAATTTATTCTATCATCAATGATAATTTTCTTAGCTCTAAGTTTTGATAAAATCACTTGAAAGTTTTGTTGTGATAACCCAAACTCATCTCGTAATTGTTTACGTTGTTCAGTACCTAAAAGAACTGCATCTAAAACTTCATCGTTAGAAATGACTTTGGACAGCTTATACCGTCTATATAACAATGAAGCTGTTAACTCCATATCTCGTGGACTTAGATGATGTACTGGGGACATAATGTCAACCCAGTACTTGAAAAATTCTAAGTCTAAAGTGGAATCTATCCCTATAATAGTCATTCCTGTACTCATTACTCAGCTTTTGGTTTTAAAGATTTTCTATTAGGATTTTTTGTTTCTGGTTGTTCCTTTTCAGCTTCTGCCATAGGTAGTAATGCCATAATATCATTGACAATATTTTCAACATAAGCTTTTGGGAATCTATCAGCAAATTCTAACACTTTAAAAGCAAAGTTTAGTCTTGCCACAACTTCACTAAAGTTTTGAGTTTGCAACCTGTCATGAGCTGCTTTTGCTTGTTGAATTGCTTGTTCCGCAACTGTCTTCAGATCTTCATAAGACAATTGATTTAAATTTTTACCATCTTCCATAGTCTAATTTTGTTTTAGTTTTAATTAATTTTTTCCCATATTTATCTTCATATAAGACTTCCCAGTCTGGGAGTAGGGATACTCCAATTTCAGTACCTCCACATTTAACACAGTAGTCAATTCCACCAATTTCATCCATTCTTAATATGTGTAATGACAGACATCTTTTACAATAATATAAAGGAACTTCATTGTATTCTTCTTTTGTTAAGTTGTTATTCTCCATCATATTATCCCATTACTGTTTGTATACTTTTAATAAAATTGTTTTGAATTTGATCTTGAACTGCACTCAAGGTCTGCTTAGTATATTCACCAGCAGCCTCATCCGCTAATGAAACACTGATTTCTACTCTAACTACCCCATTAATTAATAATGTTGTTTTGGATGTTAGATCTTCTACTTTTACATTCGCCATTGTATTCTGTTTTTATAGTGAAGACGTTAAGCCCCCCAGTTTTCTGAAATACATCGTGGAGGGCATGTTTAATTAACGTCGTATGCCTTGCATATAATATATTGATTCTAAGTCTGTTTCATTCCACAAGAATACTTGTGTAGTCCTTTTTGAATGATATCCTTGATTATATTCCCAAGTACTTTGTCCAGTTAAAGATGGGATATGTCTAACTTTAACTCCATTATCTTCCATCACACTTTCACTGTGTAAATGGCCTGCATGAATCTCAATAGTCTCAGCTGCAGAGATATATTCTTTAGCTTCATTATAAACCCATTTAGATATTCTAGCTTTATCCATTTTACCATGAAGATACCCAATAATAACTTTCCCGAAGGTAACTATTTTTCTACTTTTTTGATCAAGATCAAAAGTAAATCTAGTTTGATTTGTGGTGTGTAAAGCTTCAATAGTTTTCATCAAAGTATATCCAACCATTTCATCATGGTTACCTGGTACATACACTGTATGTACTGGACATGTAGTTGCATATGCAACAGCTTGATAAATCTTATAAAGAAGATTTAAAGCACATGTATAGTCAGCTTGAAATGAATTAGCGGATTCTTGAATAGTACCTTTAGTTGTAGCTTTATAAACATTATCATAATGCATTAAATCCCCTAAGAAACACAAAGTAACTTTAGATAAAAGATTTTCAGCAGTTAGATTCTTTAGTATTGGGTATAATTGTGTTAAAACAGTATCAACATTATTATCTAATGTATGATTAGAATATTCTTGACCAGTTTGTTCCACCCTACTAATTAGACCAACATGTAAATCTGTAAATACTACTTCAAGCATTAAAGAATTCTTTGGGGCATCTGGAGAGGGTTCTAATTGTTTTGGATTAATAGGCTTTACCCCAGATAAAAATTCTTGGATAATACTTAAAGTTAATTCATCCGCTCTTAAAGGAGCTACCTTAATCTTTGAGGAGTAAAGCTCTGTTAGTCCATTTTCTTTTCCTTGTTGTTGCCAAATAGAGGAGTGTGCTGATACTAATTTAAATTTGTTTATATCATATCCATGAGCTTGTAACAAATACTCAGGATCTTTTAAATTTTCTAAGGAACATGCTAACAGTTTATTGGATTCTTGTGATTCGTCTGAAAGGATATTAATACCCTCTTTCATAGTCACAATATTTTTATATTGTGCAATATCTCCGGTTGTTACTGCTTGTAGTTTCTTAATCTCTCTCCAAGCTTTTTTTCTTTCTACCCATTCTCCAAATATTGCATGATATTTCTGCCTATTAGATAATGTTTCACTAAAAATAATTTCTTTTTCTGTCATAATTACTTGTGGTTTGTTGATCCTTGACATCCTTCACCTCTTTCGGAAAC